AAAAAGAACTCACCTACCTCTTGATAGTTTAGTATTGGTAGACCTAATATCATCGCAAATGGTTTACCCAATTTATACAATCTATCCAATACCTCCAATTTGCGCGTAAAAGGGGGATTGCTGACCACGTAATCATAATATGGGGGTTCGTACTCAAAAAAGTCATAACCCTCCTCTATGTGTCCGTAAACGACGATATGACCCTGTTTGGTTAATACCTGTACAAACTCGCTGCTAAACTTATCAAATGGACACCATATAACTGATTTAGGTTTGATGTATTGAAGTATAGGTTCTACGAGTATTGCTGGTGTGTAGTACTCATCCTTATCTTTTGGTCTGTAATAAGCGGTATTCATAATATAAGATAAAAAAAACCCCGCAGAAAAACAACTATCCGCAGGGTATATCCGACATTAAAAAAGAACGTAATAAAACAAGGGTGGGTGTATAACTCAAACTATTATTGAAATGGCACTATCAAACTAATAAAAAATCTCCACCCTTGCTATTATAAATATATACAAAAATCCCCAAAAGAAAAAACTAATGGGGAAAACTTTTTTTTGTGTGTTTAGAATTAAGTGTATATATTTGCAGTATATTCTATTGTTTTAATTGTGAGAATAACCCTGTCCTTCGTCATATGAGGATGGGGTTATTTGTTTGTATACGTTACCTCACAAATTGCTACCAACTGATCGTGCGGCTTATTCTCGCCACCAATAGCATCCATACATCTTGAAACGTATTCGTTTCTGCTTTCACCTTCCTTAGGTTTTGGAATTACAAACTCCTCTTTTGTTGAGGGTTTATTATCTTTCATCATTTCAAATGTATAGGTTAGTATGTTCATTAGATTTTGTTTTTTAATTTTTTATTCTCAGCCAATAGCTCTTGTATTTTAACTTCCAATTTGGAAATATGTTTTGTTAGGTCTTCAATCTTCTTGCTCATATCATCAATGATGACGTTATAGACCTTAATAGATTTTTCTAAGTCATCAAGTCTCTCACCACATAAATCTACATTCTCTCTTCTTCTTCCAACAAACCAACCGACTATTGCAGTAATGATTGAAGGGATTATAATTAATAATATATCTCTCATAATTTACATACAGTCTGGACAATCAGGAAGGAAGTTCATTGCGCGTTCAGAATAAAGTTGTGTGGTGCCACCGAGTGTTCTGTAACCCCATCCCTTTCTTGTTGAACCTCTAAGGAATATTCCGTTGTTATATTTTTGCACTCTATCAGGGATCATACCATCAAGTGTTGAAGCGTCGTTATATTGTGGGAACTTGTTTTGTCCTCTACCTATTAATAGATAATCCAATAAACGTTGAGAATAGAAGTCCGCTCTCATCTTTTGGATGTTGCGTAGGTACTTCATTGTTTCAATATCAACGGATGTTGAGTTCTCCATTGTTCCTTGCGTAATACCATTATTCATTGTCCTGTACATAATCTGCGGCATCGCGTTGAAGTACGCCGTTTGAATAAGATATGGTTGGATATAATCGTTAACCAATATCAATTCATCAGCGTTAAACGTGTTACCTGTTGATTGTACTTGATCCAATAGATGATGATAAAACTTAGTACCTAATATTGTTTGTAGGTCAATGTCTTGTGCTACTTGCACCTCAGCTTTAAGAACATCCATATCAACATTCTTGTTAATGTTTGTGAAATTCTTTAATTTAATTTCTGATATTAATAATACACCCATATTATACTTGTGTTGGAGTTGTTGGTTTATCTTCTACTACCGGTGCTTGATTGATGTCTCCTGTCTCAAATAAAGAAAGAGGTTTAATATCAAGCGTTGTCTTTTGACCGAACTTTAAAGATAATAGTTTATTAAAACAAGGAAGTATTTCATTTTGATATGGTACAACAACCATCTTGCGGAAATATTCTGAATGTTCAACGATCTCTCGCGACGTTCCCAACTTACCACTTGTTGCAATACCAAACAATTCTGCTGAACTTACACGATGTGCTGATAAGATTGAACGTGTAATATCATCATTTAATGATTGATAGTAGTTATCGTTATCATTACGAGGGATTTGAACGATGTCTGGTGACTGCTCCTTGCTCTCGTTGAATGAAATGATAGCTTGTCCTGCGTTATCTGTACCTCCGTACTGCTCTTCCAACGCACGAACGAGTATACGCTGCTCTTCTTCGCCTGGTATACCATTGTTATAGTTAATCCATAATGACGGAACCATACCTTTACGTAGGTTATTCATATGGAAATTCTTTGTTTCTACATCAATTTCTATCGCACGTTGTCCCGCAGACCAATCCGGCACAGGATAATACGACATTGATGGCATATATGTCTTAAAATAATACAATTGTGATGGATCAGCTTCCATTTGTGAGAAGGCTTTTATCTCAATTGGAGGGTATTTTTTAGGGTCTTTCCAGTTTGCTGAGTAGTAATAGCAATCAATTTCGTCCGTTAATGGGTTAATTTTACCGCTTCTAATACGTGAAAAATCCACGTGGTAGATCTCAGCAATAGATTTTCTATCGTTTGACCATATAACATTCAAGCAAAAACCTCCGAATAACATAAAATCCAACACACATTTCTTCATTACATCGGAAACATCTTGTTTTGGGTTTATCAATTCATATGTTGCAGCAGGATTATCTAATGAAACAACACCATCTCCCATAATTTGATTTACCTTAGATGTAACTACGGCTTTGTGAATCGCGCAGTTATCATAAAGGTCAATAAAATATTGTGGAAGTAAATTGTCTAATCCGTAAAATACGTAAGGATATTTTTGTATAACCTCCGCAAATACTGGTAATGAAGCACGACTAAATTGTACTGTCTTAAACTCCGCTTTTTTTAATTCACTCATAATTAATCTTGTATATAAATATAATTCTCGTTAGTTTCATTTGGTGATATATATTCTGTAAACGGATTGCTTTCTTGTGTACCTTCAAGCACCGCCATACCATTAAATATCAAAACGTTATTGGGTGTACCAAATATATTCAATTCGTATTGTCCTAAATAATTTAAGTCATTAATATCTAATGGTAATAATATTTCACAATAACGGATATTTTGAAAATATTCCGCAGGGTTGCTTTTATTAATTAGATAAGTTTTTACTTCCTTACTCATAACGTGCGTGAACTCTAATGTATAACCAGTAAAATTATCACGACTATTATTATTAATATTTAAGATCAACGAATTTTCATCACCTTTATTTAAATAAATCATATTCTATTCCTATATACTTAAATATACATTTTTTCAGTTTGAATTGGAATAGAATAAAAAAAAGGGTCCGAAGACCCTCTTTTCAATTTGGAGATATAGTAAATCACGTCTTGCGACGTTAGATTACGCAACTACCGGACAATCAAATATTGCATCTAAATAAGCAACTGAATTAGATGGATCAACTGCAGCAGCAACTAATGTTCTTGCTGGTTCGTGTTCTTGACCTGTGAAGATCATTTCAAATCCATTTCTATCACCAAACGCTGTACCCGAAGCAGCTGAACCGCCTGATAAGTACATTCCGTTTACTTGACCTAAGTAGTAGTAAACATCGTTTTGGTCAATTGCTACGATTTGGATATTATCATTTTGTGATAATACTTTCAATTGATTACGTTTATCTTGATCATACTTGTAAAGTATTGCTGTAAGAACTTGTTCGAAGAAAATAGTTCCGTTCTCAAAATTCTTAGTAGTATTTTGACTTAATGAACTCGTATTTCTTTTAAGTTCAAAGCCATATAAAGTAGAACCAGTAGTAGTGGTTGCACCAGTGATAGAACCATCAGCATCATAAGTTACACCTGTAACACTTGGTGTGCTACCTGTACCGCCTAAAACGTAGATTTTTTTAATACCACCAATACCATCAGAACATCCTAATTGTACTCCTTGTGCTATATAACAACTCATATTGTTTAATTTTTATTTTTATAATTTTATAAAGGGGACTTTCACCCCTTATGTTTTTTATTAAGATTAAGGCTTACCGTTCCACGCCATATATTTGGTTGAACCAAATGTAGCTACTGTTGCACCGAAGTTGAAGTTTGAACGAATACGAATTTCGTCAAAATCAAGTGAGTACCACGCCTTCAAAGTTTCGTCAGATAATAAATCCACACCAACAACCATATACTCAGCTGGTGCAATAGTTACTTGTGTTGAACCATTTAAACCAATTGTAGGTATAACTTTAATGTTTGTGTTTGGATGAATAGCAGACATATTTGAAGTAATATCAGTACCACCAATGTAGTTGGTAAAGAAGTTAGCTCTTGTTAACGCTTGAACGTATAAACGGAAATAAGCGTAAGACATAAACACTACTAAGTCCTCACGAACTAAAGCGTTGTCATCTAATACGTTGATTAATTTGTCTACCTCAGTGATAGGGTTACCACTTACACCATAAGCTGCAGAACTTGAAAATTGTGCACCATTTGAGTTAGCGCAAGAACCTGAGTATGTGTTACCAGTTGCAGTGCTAATTAATGTTGCGAAACCGTTGAAACAATCAGCAGAACCTACTGTTGTACCAGTCCATAAAACTTGCTCAACATATTGTTGTACTTGTTTTGCTTTTAAATCTAAGATCATTTGTTCAAATGGAACAGTCTCTTGTGTTTGACCAGCTTTCATCAACATTGATTGATAAGTGTCAAATAATTGCTTATAACACAAACTTTCAAATAACGTTTTTGGGCACGTTACAATTGAATGTTGTGTGAATGTTGTTGTACCTGATGCAGATAAAGAACAGTTTCCGTCTTGGAATACTGGTGTACTATCTAATAGGTTTAACGCTTGTGTACCTTTAATACCTGTACGAAGGTTTACATTAGCAGCAGTTGTACCACCGATTAACGCTTTAGCTAATAACTCACCACCTACTTGATCAGAATAACCACCAATCGTAGAGACGTCATACGCGAAAGCTTCTTTTTTTAAATTACTCATTTAATTAATTTTTAATTTTATTTTATTTATTTTGTAACGCTTTAAGTGCTGCAAGTCTTGCAGACAAACCGTTATCATTTTCTTGTTTAGTAAAACTTTCTACTTTACCATCAGCAATTTTTTTACCTGCTGGTTGAGCTTTGAAAGCGTTAAATTCATTTTCTAATGAAGAATAAGATTGTTCCATTTTAGAAACTTTTTCACCCATCTTAGACATAAAGTCTTTGATTAAAGCAATCAATTCCATATCGCCTTCTTTCTCCATCATTTTTGGCATATAACCCATTTCAGAACTTTCAGGATCTTCTCCTTCTTCAGCTTCATCTTTGGCTTCAGCCTCTTCAATTTTAGAAACTACTCCTTCTAAAACTTCAATTTTAGTTCCGTCTTCAAGTTCGTGACTTCCGTTTGGTGCCGGTACTTCCATACCTGCAGCGTCAACTATCATTACCTTAACTCCTTCAACTAAAGCGTCACCTATTACTTTTACTAAGGTTCCGTCTTTTAATTTTGCATCAAGAAATAATTCCTTTACAGCGGTAATATTACCTTCTGAAACTTCAATTTCAAAATTCTCTTTTAATTTATATGA